CCAGAGTCAAGAATTGACTTGAGTAGTTCTGGGTCGTCTAAGCCGGCAGCGATAAGGTTTTCTATGCCTGCGGCAAGTTGGCCAGCCTTGGTGGCTTGCTCATCGAGTACACCAAAAAATGACTTTGCGCCCTCGCTGTCAGCTGCGGTAGTCCATGCTTCACCAACATTGAATATGCCGCGCACGACGTCAGCGGTCGCGTTATAGAAGTTGTTGTAGTTCTCTGTGGCTTTTGAGAGTTGTTCATTGGCGCGCATGAGCGCTGGGCTGAACTTGTCTTTAACTGTCTGTACTGCGTTGTCGTATGCCTCTTTGAGTGCGCGCACTGACTCAGCATGTTTACTTGTTGCCTCTGCGGCGCGTTTAGCGGCCTCTGAAGCCTTTTTAGTGCTGGCGGTGCTTTTGGCTATTTCAAGGTTTGCTAGCCGTTGTTGTTCAATGTCTACGGCTTTTTGGTAGTTGGCGCGTTTCTGGTCTTGGTCAAGTTGCAGCAAGGTTTCTGACCATGCGCGGGTGTTGGAATAAGCGAGTGCCAAACTCTCGTTTGTTTTGTCGAGGTCGGTTTGTAGTTTGCCTAAGCGAAAACTGTTGCCTGTAATTGCGCTACCCAAGTTGATAATGCTTGAGCCAAAGTTGGCTACGTTAAAACCAATTTGCTTGAGTTTTGCGCCAAAGCCGTCGGTTTGTTTTGTGTTCTTTTGTAGTACGTCGAGTACTGCTTGGGCTGGGTCTACAAAACGGCGTAGACGGCTGCCTAGTTCGCCTATGACGCCGCCTAGACCGCGCTCGTCCATAATGGTTATGAGCTTGTCTACCTCGTCTAGCATTTTGCCGAGAATAGGTAGCACGCGGTAACCAATGCTTTCTACCATTTCGTCAAAACGTATTTTAAGTATCGCTAAACGGCCAGCGTATGTGTTGGCGTTGGCTGCTGCCGCGCCACCAAACTGTGCAGTTAGTGCCTCTTGGGCAGCCTTAAAGTCTTTCGTTTTAATAATGTTCTCATCAAGCGGTACGCCCAACTTTTTTAGTGCCGTAAAGTTGCCGTCATATGCCTTGCCAATGGCGGTAGAAACTTGGGCTAAATCTTTACCAGTTGCTTTTGAGGCGTCAATACTTAAGGTGAGTAACTCTTGTGCCTTTGTGGCATCACCAGTAAAACGCACCAAGCCGGCAAGTGCTGGCCGTAGCTCATCGTCGGCTACGCCAGTTGCTAACTGTGTCTGGTCAACAAAATCGGCGATGCTGTCGGCAAGAGCCTGGTTAGGTCCGAGCGTTGCGCGCAGCTGTGTTTCTAAAAGTTTGGTGCTCTGCTCATCTGCGATAGCGGCCTTGGCGGCCATAGCCAAACCGCCAGCAAGTGCGGTGATTGCACCAGCAGCGGGCACCATGGCGTTTTTGAGTAGAAACCCGCTCTTGGCGCCAAATCCCTGCAGGCTCTGAAACTCTTTTTTGGCTGCGTCAAAACCCTTGGTGTTCAGGCTTGAAATAATTGGAATGTTGATAGCCATTTAGCGCGTCCTAGTCGTTACAAGGTTACGGTTAACAATAGTCATAACGCGTTCAACTATCTTGCCTACTTCGTCCTCGACGGCAGGTAGCACACTTTCGGCGGCTGGTTGCAGTGCGCGTGGCGCAGCTGCTGGCCCGACGTGCTCGCCCTCAGCCAAAAGGTTAGTAACAAACTGGCCACTGCTGTCTGGTCGAATGCCTGCATGGTCCCAGATAGCGCCCGCAGCGTCACGTTGCTGTAGAACCAGTAACTGGTATTGTGTCGCCTTAAAATCGGCTGTACGGCCGTTAGAGAACGTTACGGTGCGCGCACGCTGGCCACGTTTGCCTACCACGGTACGAATGCCAGCGAGAACACGGGTGCGTGACCAACCTGTGCCGTCGCGGCCTTTAATCATATTGCCGCGCACCATGCCCGACAACGGGTCTTTAGTGGGGATAAACGAACGTGCAGCGTTAACTAGTCGAGTGCCCGCGCCCGCTTGGATATCTTTAGTTATCTGCCGGCGCAAAATGCGGTCAACTTTGTTTATCTCAGCAAGCGCCTCTTGAATGCCATAGACCTGATAACTAGCGCTAGTGGGCATTTTGTTTGCGCTGCCTTTCGAGTATGTCTATGACGGTGGCGAGGTCTGGTAACTCAAAGTCTACACTTGGGGGCCACCAGCCCGTGTGCAATAGCAGTTCTGCTAGTTGTCGCCGGACGGTGCCGGCTCTGTAAAAGTTGCTGGCTCACTGTCTACGACTTCTAGCAGCTCAATGGTGTTGATAAATGCGTCGAGTGTGGCGGGTACCACAATGTTTGCGCGTTGGCTGGCGTCCCATGCCATAAACGCTAAATCTTCCATGCCTACGCCTGCGCCCAGGTCACTGGCGCGACGCTTAAAGCGCCTTTCCCATGCGACAATGACCGCAAGGCTAGTGACAACCTCGTAGGCATTTTCGTTTTGGCGTTGAACTTTGAGCCGTAATTGCATGTCGGGCTACCTTTCGGGTTTGGGTTTAATTATGCGGTGGCGACGCTGTAAACGCCACCAGTAAAAGTGATGTCGATTGCATCGAGCGCGCCAAGCTGACCGTTGACTAAAGGCAACGTTTCAAGATATGCACCGGTGAGGGTGTGTTCTGGGTTTGTTGCTGAGGTGCTGCCGGTGCTTGGCTTTACTTTTACGGTCACTTGCGTACCTACAAGGTCTTTGAGTGTGGCGTAGGTTTCGCTCACTGCGTAAGAGTTGTACATAGTTACGGTCAATGTGTTGTTCGCAAGGCCGCTGGTGTAAACGCGTGAAGTAGAACCAAAAGCAGTGGACTCTAAAGCCTCGACAACGCGTGTGAACACGGCGCTTGATACTTGGTCGGTCATGTCTACCGCGTTGATGGTTACGACTGGGTTTGAAAGATAGGTGCTAGTTGCCATGGTGTTTAGTCCTCGCTTGGTTCTTGTTCTGTTTTAGCAGGTTTTGGGTCGGTTTTGGTGGACGTTTCAGCAAGGAAACCGCCAGCGATAAGCGCTAACACGTTTACGCCGTCTTTTTCTGCAGCTGCGGCGTCAAAGAAATCGCCAATTTTGCCTAAACGTTCGCTTGAAATCTTAAACATAGTTAGCCTTTCACGCTGTCTGTGCTTGCATTGTAATGGTTAAATCGTATGCCGGATAGTCTGCGCCGCCTATCATGGCGATAGTTGGCCGGCCGTCCGTCAGCCCAACATTAGCCGCCAAGACCTTGCTGGCGAGGTTTAGTAGTGACCGTTGCGCGTCAAGGTTGTTAGGCCCCAGCGTGATGACGCGCACCGGAAAAATCATTTTGACAATGTTGTAGTTAAACGCCTCGAATGTTGGCGCGTCTATAAAGGCGCATGGCGGTACAAGGTTGCGCGGGTCGTTTACTACTTGTAGACCAGATACAGCGGTCAGGGTCGCCGTGAGGTCGTCTAGGGCCTCGTTAAACAGGTCTGTAAAGGCGACAGGCATACGCTAGGCCACTTGCGGTCTGTCTATGCCAAGCAGTTGTTTAATCACGCCTGAGAGCCCAGTAACGGATACTGCACCGCCGTCGCCAAAACTGGCAAACGAGTCGATGCTGCCGCGTTGGCGGTACAGCATGCCGCCGTACATAATGGTTCCGAGCGTGACGTCACCGCTAGGGCTAGTAGCCAAGGCATCGTGGTAGCCGGCCTCTTGCCTTCGGCGATAGCAAAATAAATTCGAAGCTGACGCGCATTGGGTTAGGAAAGTTGTATCGGCTGCCGTAGCTGTGCCGATACCGAGCCAGTCCTCAATTTGCCCAGCTGTCACCCAAGAGCATGTCTGGGTATATGTAACTGTGCCTGAGAAATCAACAACGAACTCGACACTGTTACCGGTGCATGCGTAAAGCAACTGATTAGGCACCGGGTCGTTTTCGTCAAACAAAAACTCACCAGTGGTGCTGTCTATGCCAGTGAACTTGTATTGCGGCAAGTCCAATACTTTATGCGTGCCAGCAAACGGCGCGGCTAAACCAGAGACAATAACGTTTTGTCCTAGCGCAATTTCTGTGGGTTCTAGCGTGCTAATGCACGCGTAGTTGTTTAACAGTTGTTTTGTAGCTGTAGTAAATGCAGCCATGGCCGTAGCCGCCTTTCTTATTAGGCGACTACGATACCTTGAATGAAACTCGACTTAGCCACAAAGGTTGAGAAGTAACCGTAGTAGCTGAATGTGCGAGACAAGGTAGATGGGTTTGCAATGCTGAGAACGCCTTGCTGTGCTTCGTAAATCTCAAAGCCCGGTGCGTAAACCACAAGCATGGTGCCACTGGCGAAGTTGTTGTCAACTACGAGCTGCAAGCCCATTACGTCCATTGAGTTATAACCAAGACCGCCTACGCGACCAAGGCTGTTCTGTCCCAATACGCCGTTTGTGGTGTAGCCCAAAACTGGTCGTTTGTTGCTGTCAAGCTGAGCGCCAAGTTTTTCCCAGACATCTGGTGAAACACACAAGTGTGTTGGGAAGTAGTTGCTGTCCTCTGCAATTTCGCGCGCTGCGTCATACAACGAGTTGATAAGCGAGGTTGGGTCGCCAGCGGTGACAGTCCATGTCGAGCCTGAAGCAGTTTTGCCAGATACTAAAGCATCAGCCGCAATGTCGTCAGTTTTAATGAGATACTCGCCAGAAAGGTCGTTCAAGATGATGTTCATTGAAGCCGGGTCTGTGAAGTCCATGTCTTGCATGGTGAGCGTTACTTGGCCAGCAACAGTTGTTTTGGTAACTGTGTTGGAAGCAATAACCATTGTGGTTGCGCTTACTGCTGAACCTTCAGTTTGTGTTGCTGCGCTGGTGTGCGTAGTAATGGTTGGGCGAATGAAGGTTTTGCTTGGTGTGTTTGGCATTGAGCGAGCACCAAAAGCGGTAACTACTGGTCGCACAAAGTTAAGGTCTTGAAAGACTGGCCCAAGCACTGGCACTGGCAAAAGGCCCGGCGTGTCAGTGGTGAGTACGTCGCCTGCAGCTGCTTGCAATGCTGTCTGCTGTGAACGGACAGCCTCTTTGTATGCAGCGTTAACGTTGTGGAATGTGTCGCCGCCAGCGTGCATTGCTGCCATGTATTCGGCTGCAGTTGGCATAACAAATTGGCGTTTTGCTTGTGCAAAAAGTGGCGCGGTCGGGATTGTTGCCTCGACTGCTGGTGCTACTGGTTCTGACATTTCGGTTACTTCCTCTACTAAAGGTTCGTCTGTGGATAAGTCTATAACATTATTTTCGGGTTCTTGGTGGATACTTGCTGCAATGTCTGTGATAACTGCGCCAGCAAATGCGGGTACCGGCACCATTGAGAGTTCTAACCAGTCTGCAGCGGTAACAGTTATTGTGCCGTCCGAGGCGGTAGTAAACTTGGTTGGGTTAACGCCAACGCTTACAGAGTCAAGCACGCCGTCCATAGCCAAGATTAGGGCCTCGTCGCCAGCCTGAGTTTTGCTTATTTTGGCTGTAAATAACATGCCCTCTGGTGTGTCTACACGGTCGGTCACAATGCCAATGGCGTTAGTCGAGTCGTGGTTCATGTAAAGGCGAGGGTTTTTGCCGTCTACTGGCAAGCTGCCAGCCTTAAAAATTACTGAAGTGCCGTCAGCGACTACAGCCGGTACGTCATAAGGTACCGCAATACCGCTTATCTCGCGGCGGCCAGTTTCCCCAGCTGCGGCGTCAATGCTTACGGCCTGCGCGTTTAATCTCATCATGAGTTTACTTCCTCTCGGTATGGCTGTGCCATGTCGTTGTTTTCGCTGTAGTCGCCCATTAGGTAGCCCTCGACGTCAAACTCTACATAAGTCCCGTTTGGCAAAACGTTATTTTGTGACAGGGTGGCTGCAATGCAGTCTGCATAGGCGCGTGCCCCAAATGTCCACAAGTCTGCCCGGCTTTCAGTGCTCGACTGGTAAGAATACGAACCAACTGAGACGCCAACAAGGTAAGGCGGTACGTTACAAAGTCGCGCCATTTCCATGGCTTGAAACTCGGCAGAGTCAATAAGAAGCATCTTGTCCGGCGTTGTCGCCGTTTCTGTGTATGACAAATATTCGTTAAGGGCCGCAGTTTGATTAGTTGCGCGCGCAGCATTAAACGCAGCTGCAAGGTCTGCCAACTCTGAAGCCGATAAAGGCTCGCCACCAGTTTGCTTAAGAACGCCAGCAGGGATAGCGCTTGACGCGTTGCGGTAGCGCGCGGCCTCAAGTTTTAGCGCTGTGGCCACACTTTGTTGAGACATAGAAGTAATGCCTTGAATTGGTGACAAGAATTGAATTACGTCGTCTGGGTTTAGTTCGCCGCCGCTAAAAATTATCTGCTTAGACGGTGCAAAATAGACAGGGCCAGATTGGTCTAAAGTCTGAACCATCGAGGCAGGCAAACGCGTAAACGAGGCAGGGTAGCCGTCAGCAGTTCTAGAAGTCACATAGAGAAAGCCGCGTCCGTAAAAGAAAAGGTCATCAAAAAGCCAACTAAGCAAAAAGTTATTTGGTACTGACGGGTCAATTTTGCGCAGCCAAGTGCGTGGCGCTAACGGCATTTTTTCCATTTCGCTGCCGTTCCACATTTCGGTATACATACGCAATGGCATACAGCCAATAACAGATGCAATGAGGTCTCGAGCGCGGCTAATAGTCGGGACGCTCATAGCTGCGTTGCGGGCTTCGCCTTCGGTGTAGTTGTAATAAACGCCTACCATGGCCGCGCCGCCGTTGTTTGCAGACGGGCTATAAAGGCTTCCGTACCCGGTGCCAGCCGCCGCGGCCTTACCTACTGGCGCGCTAATTGCTGCTTTAGTGACCTTGCCAAATAGTGCCATGTGGATATTGTGCCATTCTTTTGTGCGCGAGTTGTGGATAACCTCGCAAATCCCGACGAAATGCGAGGCCGTCCGACTTTGAGTGTACTACTTAGAGATAACTAGTAAAGGCTTGCCGGCAGAACTTGGTCGGGACTCTAGAGCGGCTGCCCATACCATGCAGCGCGCTAACTCAATGGGACCAGGCGAACGGGTAGAGCTGAGAGCCACACTGCCTTGGTGTTTAATCATGACGGCGCGCTCGACATGCTCGGCTAATAGTTTTTCGCCAGTCTGACCTATGCGGTTTTCAACAATGAGCGACCGCACGGCCAACGTCCATTTAAGCAACTCGCGGTAGCCAACGATGGTGCGTCGGCGTTCATGCTTGGGCGGGCAGTGAGTTTCCAAGACTGGGGTTATTGCTATGCGCAGCTGCGAGTTGCGTTCTACTTCGCGCTCGACACATGCCCACATTTCGGCCATGTTGTCTACGTCAAAAGCGGTGGTTATTACTGTCTTGTTTTCTACTCGTACGGCGCGCACGCCAACGTACCGGGCTTCATCTATGGACTGCTCGATAGCGAGGACGCCGCCGGCTGGGACTTCGCCAGTAAATAGGCAGGCTTCCCATAGTCCGTTTTCTAACCAGCCTGAGTGTGAGCTAGTCCAAGTGTTGACCGAGCCGCGCAAAAAGGCGTTGCGGTTTGGTGCTTTGGCTTCAGCCTTAATAACCGACATGTCAAGTGTGTAGCCAAGTGCAGGGTTTGCATATTCCCAAGCCTCTGGGCTCATTGGGTCAATGTTGCTGGGGGGGCTGAATTCGGCAAAATACAACGGGCCGTGTTCGCCAGCATCTATTGCGCGTATGCCTTGCTCGCGCCAACGCAACATGGCTTTTGACTCTGGGGTACCAGCTGTAGACCACATAGACATAAGCGGGTTACGTCGAGCGCGCTGAGACGGCAAAAGTCCCTCGTCAATGGCGGCCTCGGAAACGCTCCACACTTCGTCAACACAAATGAGGTCTGCGCTGTACCCGTGGCCGGCTTGGGGGGTCGCAGCTCTGACTAGCCATGTGCTGCCGTCTGGCATTTCTAAATTCATGCGTCCGTACGACCACGAAATCTTGGCATTGAATTTGGCACCAAGAATTGGCGCAAGGTACTTAAACAGTGCTGTGGATAAGTCAAGTTGGTGGCTGCAAGTTATGACCGTTTGGGGTCTACCGCGGTTCCCGCCTTGGGTACAAAGCCACCAGCCAATAAGTGCAGCCATGGCTGTGGTCTTGCCGTTCTGTCGCGCAACGCTCACCAGCGATACACGGTTAACAAAGTTGCCGGCTGGGTCTAATTCTGTTTGACCGTGCAGTACTCGAAGTTGCCAAGGCTGTAAAGCCACGCCAAGAACCTTCTCTGAGAAGTCCCCAATGTCTGCAGCGAACGATAGCCCGTCACTGTGCGTGGTCGTTTCCAATCTTGGCTGAGCACGGCCAGTTGCCGCCAGTTCGCTTGTTTCCGCCAAAAATAGAGGATTTAGGACT